CCGAAGGATGGTACAGACTTGAAGACCTTCGGGCGGCGTCGGCCGACCGCGCCCGTGAGATTGCACTTGCGACAGGAACGGACAGGCACGCTCAGATATTTACCAGTACAACTGCTCCGACAACATCAACAGGCAATGGTGATATTTGGGTTGATACGAGTGATATATTAAATTCTGATGGTACTGCAAATTATGATGCAATTTATATTGCAAATACAAAAGACCCCACTTCTATTCCTGCAAATGATGGAAGAGGCTGGACAGTAGAACCAAATAGTGGTCTTGGTCGTTCACATCTTGAAAGACTTATGGGCGAATCAGGAAGAAATTGGATGCCAGCCGCAATCTCTTTGTGGAATTCACCTTCTGTAGATTATCAAATATTACACGCAAGTACAACTTGGCACACAAATCCATTGCCTCCCGAACCATTACATAGATTTCATTCGTATGTGGTGCTTCGGACTCCCCGGCCGCATACTTATTATAATACAAGTGGCGGGCTTTCTTCAACAGATGGAATTGCAGGTGTCGGAAATACTGCGCGTATTGAAATTATTTCTGATACAAATGTTGGTCCGACAGGAAATAGTTATATTAGTGGAAAGGCATTCCGAACATATACTGGAAATACTATAGACTCAGATGGCAATTCTCATGAGACAGATTATTTGCTAAGTTGGTTTGCGAATGCTGCTGCCAGCGAAGAGTCTGCATGGGAATCACCTGCTGTGATTGACATTCCAAGAGGAAGAGATTGGATTCTTTCTTATTATACAAAATCCTATAGCTATCCTGCCATCAGCCCTGCCGGTAACCGGACTGGAGAATTAAGAGTATACGCTAAAAAGAAATATGATGATGACGGAAGCGCAAATACATGGCATACTGCCCGAGATGGCGGGCTTGGTTTTGACGTGAGCGCCCCCCCATACCCCACTCAAGGAGAATGGGTAAGAAGACATAGCTTTCTTAACTTTTCTCGCGACGGCCAAGAAGGCGGCAGGTATGGAACTAATTATTCTATAAAAGAAGGAAGTGAAGTATATAATGGAGTCTTTGAAGGTGCTGATGGTGGGCTTGCTACTGTTGGTGCGACTGTAGATATTACTAATCCTGAATATGTAGAGTATACAGCCGAAGCAGATGGTTTTAGACCAACTCATACACTAGACAGCGGTGATTTCGCACAATTTGCAGGAGTGGACGGGGGACTTGTTACTGCAAATGTTCAATCGGTTGTCGATCATAACATGCCCGGAGTCCAAAGTATCACGTTTGGGCGCATCAACTGGAAAACAACCGTGGATACTACAATGGGAGGGGCGGACGGCAAGCAAACGGATATTCGTTGGTCTGGAACTCCTGCGGTCGGCGGCGCATGGACAAAAGTTTACTTTAATATGTCATCTCTCCCTGAGTGGAATGACAGAACAATAACAGAAGTTCAACTTACTCCTTATTATACTCTTGATACAGGTGACAAGTATCGAGTTGCAAATGTAACCATTTCAGCTTCGACAGTACCAGAAAGAAAAGAAATAGATGCATTAATGTTGAGTCCTGTTATTCATTATGGTAATCAGGATGTATTCTGGGATGGATTCCAACTTGAAGATGTCACAGGAACAGACAGAAGAACACCAGGGCCTTTCCAATCACCAGATGATGCAGGCCAAATTGATTTCTCTCGCGCAATTGCAGACGGCAAGACAGTCTACTTTGTCAGCAACGCATTCCACACCTCTGGTGATGACCATGCATATGGTCCGAACCCATCAACGACCGACAATGGCTTGACAAACCCAGAACCATACGGAGACAAGTGGATTAGTCTTTCGCCTCCATACAAGACCTATCTGTATTTCTCTAATGCAACAAATAAGATTGCACAGACAGCCTTCCATACGCCTACCACCTATGCCATTGCCAATTATGCAAACACGAACTGGCCCTTCGGAACGTCAAATAATTCTACGGGTTGGTACGAATATCGAGACACAGGTGATGCTCTTTCCCAAGAAGGTCTGCAAGTCAAACTTCACATGGATTCTATTTTTCGAGTTCCAATTGGCGAGGCAATATGGACCGAAAACTCACTCACAAATCTCATTAATTCTCTTATTACACTTCGAGAAGACCATAATCAAGAGGCACCATATCTCGATCTCGGAGACATCACAGCATTCGGAGAGACAAGAGAACTTTTCCTGAATTCTGTTCCGCCAAGAGATGCAAACCTTATGGGTCATTGGACATTCAATTCATTTGGTGTGGATGACAATGGTGTACGATACCTTCCTGACGCGACTGGCCGAGGAAACCATGCACGGGTTGTCGGATATACTGCAAATCAGGCTGCATTCTCTGAACACGCACCCGGCGAAGGATTTGTGAATGTCTCTGGAAATCTTTCTTTGAATAATTTTTCAGGAACTATTGATACAGTACCTTCCAAAGAAGACGACGGTCATATTGTTATTGCACAACATGGAGACAATTCTGTCACAAATCTACAGATTGATGGGCAACCTTATACTGCATTGAATATTGCAGACACGGCAACGTTCAATAAGGGGACGTTCTGTTTCTGGGTCAAGCCAGGAACACAAATTCAATCTGGCGGCTCCGGCGGCCATGGGATTTTTGGAAGACACCTTGCTGGTTGGGGAAGTTTGCGTATCGTTACCCAAGATTCTGGTGCCGCGCAACCCGATGCAAACAATGAGGTTTCTCTCGATTGGTTTTATCCTTCTCAATGGGACGACCCTGCTAGTAATTGGGCAGGCCTGGCGTTAGCCAATCCCGATTCAAGTGATGCTGATTGGGTTCATCCTCCTGTTAATAATATAAATCGAGGATTTAAACAGGATGAATGGCATTTTGTTGCATGGCAATGGGACTTTGATTCGACAGTAAGTGGAGAAAAGTATACGCGACTTTGGATATATCGTGATGGTGCAGGATTATTGTATAATGGCTTAAAGACTGCAAATGATGATATGACCGCAAGCTATGATGCTGTTGAGTATATGGGGCTGGGAGACAGCTATGCATTGGTTCTGGGGGCCATGGGAACTGAGGTCAGCGTTGCCGAAGGCGGCCCGCTCGGAACAGAAGCCATGAGGTCTGGAAATCCCCGCGCAGTCGGGAACTACGACGAAGCCCGATTGTATTCAGAGGTTCTGTCTGCAAGAAATCTCCGATGGCTCTTTGAGACTCCTTCTGGGCGACCCGTTGCTGCTCCGAATCGACCTGGGATTGGTGTCAAGAAGGGGTATATTAATTTCTTTGAGAGTCCACCTACTGGTACTAATATGCCGTTTGCAGTATACACAAACAGCGTGGCATATTTCCACGGATTTGACGTAGACGGAAACCCAGCCGATGTGAAACCATACATTTCGTTTAATGGAAATGTCAAGTATTTGGAAAAGGGGCATCTAAAGGTTGGAATTAGTTCTGAGGAAGCCGCCAGAGCGGTTCAAGGAAATACTGGATATGTAATGTATAATGATACTGCATATGTTGATGGTTATGATTCTACGGGCTCCTTTCCCTATCTCGACCCAGATTCAAATTATGTTTTTGCAATGCCCATTGGAGCAAATTCAACACAACCTCACACATGGAAGTATCAACAGTTTTGGAACCTCCTCCCGGCAAGTCAGGAAAAACCAGGCTGGGAATATTTTACACCAAACGATAATAAAGATTTGGTTGTGGGTGAAATGAGACTTGCAAATTCTTCTGAAACAGGACTCCCCACCGACGACCCGGCAGACAAGTGGCTCCAAATAGAATCCATCGAAGCCTATCAGATGGCTCGGAAACCGAGTGTGGTCCGAGAAGCCTACAACTTCAACATCAGACCGGAAGATTTTGAAACTTTCCAAGACAACCACTTCTTTGCAAATGCACAATTCTGGACAACAGACAAGATGCACGGAACATACATTGCAGATGCAAGCATTGCAAATGCACAAATTCAATCATTGGCAGCCGACAAGATTGAGGCAGGTGTGATCGAAGCCAAGGTCACAGTCGGCGGAGAAGCCTCCATTGTCATTGATGGTGTGAACAATCGAATCATTGTCAAAGATTAATTGGAGACATATATAATATTATGGCAGACAGAGTATTACTTGGAAAGAATACAAATACCGGGGAGGTAGGGCTTTGGGTTTCAAAACCCGGAGCCAATGTTATTCATTTGGCCGGAAATTCCTATATGGAATCCCTTGGAAATTGGTATGGGTATCAGAAAGAATTTGATGATTCTCCTGAGACTGCATGGACATTTTATACTTCGGGAACAGGGGATGATGGAATGACTGATGTGGGGGTCAATGGATATGCATATGACCCAGGAGATCCTGTTGGCCATTCCAACTCTCTCCGCTGGCGATGGCGTTCAGTAAGTCATGCTACTGCAAATACAAGAGTTCCACAAATAAAAAGAAGTAAAAACAATACGTTTTTAGTATCTCCAACCGGATACAGTACACGATTATATACAGAAGATTTATTTATTCAAGATACTGCTCCGTCAAGTTTATCTGGATTAGGTTATTTTGCTGGCCCTGATTCTTTTTCAGGAACAGTTCATAATGTAATTGAAATGAAAATTAGAAGAAATATGAATCACCCAGCCCCGCCGCCGTCAAATACAAGCGATTTTAGATTTTATTTTATATCCACTCCAGTAGCAGGATGCCCGGTGACGGGAGGGTCTACTCCGCTTGCCACATTTGCAAACAATGTTGTTGGGTCCGATGGGAGTGTCTACGGTCATCCTGTTTTTTGGGCTCGAAAAAATGGCGGGGTAACTACTCAACAAAAAAATAATTATTCTGGATTTCAATTTGAATATCCTACGGGCGTCTATGCCGACACATATAATACTGGGGGAATTTGGTTTGTAGAGGCAGGCGTCACTAGCCCAGACGGAACCGGCCAAGGTATTGTTTACCCGACAGGAAAGTCATCTTCCGCAGAAAATAAATGGGATACTTTGCTTCCAGATGGGGAATGGCATATTTTAGAATGGGATATGAGTGAAGATAAAATATGGTCTGACCCATACGGGCACATGGAAGATTGGATAGAGACAGCAAAAGCATATAATGCAGATACTTCTCCTACTGGAATAAGGCGAGAAAATCCAGAAGTTCCATATAATGAACCGCATTTAAATGATGGCCGCCGACCTTACTCTTCTGACTATAATATATCTCGGCTGATGTTTCTTCCTTTGTCGGGTATTACTTGGAACCCAGATTGGGCAGCCTTGGACGAAGACCCAGCCAACCCTCCTTGGTTATTTGAAATTGATTATGTCCGCGTCAAAAAAAAGGGAGTTCCAAATGATGTAGGAAAATATGGAAGCGTAAAAGATTCCTTGGTATTTTCCTCTGATTGGCAAGAAACTGGCCTTGTGCATCAGGAAGGAACCGTGACCATTGGCACCCAAAAGGCAAACATTGACGGGACCACATCTCCAAAAAGTTTTGATAAAGCTGACCACACATCCACTCTTTCTAATGGGCTAATTACCTTTCCAAAACTTCCATACATACCTGTTGTATTATTTCAAAGATATGATGCAGCATCTGGCGGCGGAGAGACTGCAAATTCATATCCAGGGGGCGAGCAAGAATTTTCCATTGCAACAACCAAATGGGAAGACCATTTATATCCAACCATAAGCACAGACCCAAGAGGAGTTAACAAAGGTTGGGATATTAATTTGAAAACAGCGTCTGGAGTTACAGCCCAGCCCTGGTGGGGGACAATAAGTCAATTTCTTCCCTCTGAGTTCGGCGGCATCGGAGCCCCCCTCGACATTACAGATTATTCACATTACAATCAATATGCAGACGATGGTTCTGAGATTTTTCCTTCTGTAACAGAATCTCTTCCGTGGAACGATACGCCAATCCCTGCTCCTTCTTATCGCGCCGGAAATACTTTTTCTTCTGACCATGCATTTTATTTTTCGGAAATGCGAACGTTTGCATATGCGCGGGCAGGAAAAGATCGTTTTTATTTGACTTGTAGAAATGCAATTGCCCAAGAGGGCACCGAATCTTTATGGAATTTATCTCCGACACTCCCCGAAGCGGCAACAGCAAACCAAGGGGCGGCCGCATTCAATAGTTCATCCATGAGGGAGTCATATGGAAATTGGGGAATGTTTCATCCTGCGCTTATTCTGTTTAATACTGATGGCACATGGAAACATTTTTCTGAGGGCCTGACATTAAAACCGAGTGTCACAGACACTAATGCAAATACTTTTTTGATAGACCTAGAGGGGACCGAGGCTGGAACTGATTATTCTCAATTTAAATGGTGGTTAAATTATTCGGGGTATCCTTTTGTGTATGATGGAAGTATTGCAAGACCGTCCGACCCGATACCGACAGACAAAGCAGCATTTAAAGACAGGGCTGCCAATGGATCATACTATGGAGATACTGGAGGATTTTATCCATATAGATACCATAAACTGCCAAGCGAGGTGGAGTTTTCAGGGCAACTTTCCTTGTCTCAATACTCAGTCAAACGGCTGTCCTCTCCTGGGATATTTCATCCAGAAGGAGTGGTTCCAAAAAGCAGCCCGGCATTTAATAACAGAAATGCCGCCGATGGCCTGACTCTGCATGATCCAATATACAACCAAACAAGTTATATTGGGGGATCTGGGAACAAGGTGTCAATTGGTGGGGCTGGTGATGCCTTTCCCACCTTTGATCCCGCCAATGCAAATCCTCCAGTATACAAATATTGGGTTTTGCGAATTCCGGCATCAATTCAAGGATATACTCCCAATGAGAGTCAGGGAGGATAATCTCACATGGACAGAGTCCTCCTGGGAAAAAATTTGACAATGGAATATGAATACGGTTATCGAGAAGAATTTACTCCTACGGGATCAGGAACCTCAAGTTTTGAAATGTATGATCCCGGAGTTGGTGATGCAAGCTCACTTACCAATTACGGCCCAGGGTTTTTATCGTGGACGACCGGAGCAAAGTTTAAAAGAAGTGGAACAGATACTTTATTATATACTGGAAACTATGGTGGGTTAATTTTTTCTACCCCTGCCTTTGTTGACCCACAGTCTGTACCTTGGGGGTCTGCTCCATCTTCTGATGCAATTAATCCAAACCTATATCCAATTGTTGAAATGCGACTTCGACGACTTCAGACTTCTGGAAATTATCCAGCCGATGCCGCCGGAGGATTCAAATGTTTTTTTGTTGCAAAAAATCAAAACCAGACGGGTTTCTCCACAGGCTCTCCGACATTTTATGTTCAATGGAATTGGCCTGTTCATCTTTCTTCGGTCGATGACGATTATTCCACATATAATTCAACTTCGGTTAATTGGAAGACGGTTTTCCCTGACTCAGAGGTGGCTGCCGGACCAAGTGATTATAAAATTTTGAGATGGGATATGGATAAAAATTCTAATATAACAAAAAATTGGAATGCATTGGGGAACAATAGTAGAGTCATTGTGGTACGGTTTGATTTTCATACATCCGGCGCAACAGGATCTGGTTGGGTTCCAGAAAGCGAACCCATGTGGGAAATTGATTATGTCGGGGCCAGGGCGCGAGAATATTTGAATTTTAGTAAATATTTTTATAGGTCGGGCAAGACTGGGCTTTTTATTTCAAAACCCGGAGCCAATGTCATGTCATGTTCTGATGGAGATTTAATTTTTGATTCTAGTGCAGATGCATACATGCAGACACTTCAGACAGGATTTGTCAATGTTCCCCCCGCGCCCGACAGAAATACACCCAAAACAGTTGCAGTTCATACAGGAGTAAGAACTCCGGGAAATACCGGAACAGCCGTGGTTCATTGGAACGTCATGCTGCCATCATCAAACGTTCATGATAAATTTTTTTCATCTAGTTATGGCACCGCCTCGTCGGAGTGTCAGGTCGTGACTAATAATCCATTTGTGAATTTAGATTATATTAATTTAGAAGGCCCATTAAAAACTGGATTGGTTCCTGGGTTTGGTCTTTCGGCGCGAACCTCTGCAAATACCGATAACCATCCAGGCTCTGCAAATACTATTGATATATACTTTACCAATGGTTCTCCAAATAAGAATCAACTTTTGGCTTGGACATTATTCAAAGAGAGGGGTGACACCTAAAAAATTATGGATAGAGTTATCTTAGGGAAACATGCAAATACTCTTCTCAATGAAGTTGGGCTTTATGTATCAAAACCGGGAGCAAATGTTCTAGATCCACAGACATATCTTGATGGCAATTTGATGTTTTCATCGACAGATGCAAGTTCTTTGAATATAATCCAATCGGGGGCATTTAAGATAACCTGTGAGCGAGAGCCTGTGGCTTTGTCTGGGACTACGCCATCTGTTGGAACTCATAATTTAGAAAGAATATTTCAAATATCATTAAAAGATATTTTTGGAAGCGGGGGAAATCATTGCCCATGCCCACCAGCCATCGAGGGATTTGCCCACACGACCGCAACTGCGGCTGGCAGAAGAAAAGATAGGTTTATCTGGGCAACACATTACAGGGCGGTGGGGACTCCTGAACAAAAACAGGCAGCAGTAGATTTTGGTCTGGCCCAAAGTCCCCCCATTACCATACCGTATGACACCTGGGCAGACAATAGGGATGATGCACAAAGGGCTTTGAGAGATGCAACTGGCCTGTGGAGTTTTTATATGGATGTTGCCGGAGCAGAATCCAATCTTCCTATAAATTATAATAATCCTCATTATCCCGGTGCCGGACATTGCAAAACTGTTTTTTCTGAAACACGACATGATTATGGAGGGGCAGGAAATCCAACATCCATCCCTTCTGGATATATATCAACCTCCCCGGTTTATGATAGCGAATGGATATGGGACGGGGATGTTGCATACAATCCCATTAATGGTTCGTTTGTGGGCGCCGGGCCCTGGGGAGACTCTCGGCTCGATGAAGGCACCCAAGAATTTTCTAACTATGAAGCGGGTGGGAGTTGGGCGCAGCAGACAGACCTTGTTGTTCGCTCTTGTGTTGTAACTGACGGAGCGCATGGAGGCGATCCAGTCCAACCCGATCCCGCGCTCATGGGCGGCGTTCCTAGTGACCTAAAGGTTGGAGCAATGCTAAGAATGCCAGAATCAAGTTGGGGCTTCGGTTCGGAAAGCCTTCCGTTTAGCACAGATCCGTTCGACCAGCGTTATGGCGAATGGGGTGACTGGGACCATCCAAACACCAATTTTGCCCGCGCAGCAGATTTTTGGATGGCGGTTATTCCATATGTACAGGTGCCCTATACGGACATATGGGGAGATCCCAATCATCCTCTGAGTGGCTACTACGGCCCGGACTGGCAAGTCACGGACCCAAATTGGAGTCCAGTTGTCACGATGACTCCGCAAATGTGGATGCTAAATCCAGCCATGCCCGGAAGTGCTGCCATTCACGAACTCAATGAAGAATATAAGGAATTTGGGGCAACGGTGACGACAGTAACAAACCTTGGAATTGGAATAGACGAGCATTTCTATCATGATTCTGAACGACCAACAAACCTTTCTGCAATGACCTGGGGCGGTTGGTATAGTTCAAAGGAAGACGTTATGGAAGGAAATTATATAGACAGAGGAAATGTTACAATTCCTATTATTAATCCGCTGCCCGATGGAGAAATTCCAGAAGTTGCAATTCGTTTTGCAGTCGGGTCTTCAGGAAAAGATGGAAAACAGGTAAGATTTCATCCCTGGTATGCAAATGTTGCAACAACCCCAACATCCGATTGGGCCCCAGACTGGGACGACTTTACATATACAAATGAAGATGAAATTGTCCACATGGACAGCCCTTGGGTACGATTTAAATGGGGAGGAATTGGAAGTAATCTTTATAGTGGAGTGTCTCTTCATGAAAATGCTAGAGAGGCGTGGGAGGCAATATGGACTCCAGAAGAACTTGATGCGCTTGAATCTTTGGGTGTTGCGCTTCCAGGGGTGAATCCAGTAGGCACTCCCAAATCCCGTAAATTATGGGAAAGCGCATTGGGCCATTCTGTGGGAGTTTCTGGTCTTTTTCATTTTTCCAATTCAACTCATCTTTCTGTAGAAGCACATATGACTCCCACACACACAGGCTTGCGAAGACCTGTTGTTTTTTCGCCACTTGACCACGCAGCCTGGGATTCGCGAAGGAATGCCCTAGAAGATTATGCCGCAATAAAGCGCAAAACTCCTTCTGCGGGAGACGGATACACGGGCTGGCCGCGTTCGTATACAAACTTAGAATATCTTCCTGCAACAACCCATGATAGATTTGGTTCTGGTGCGATTGGCGGCATAGGCACGGCAGCGCCCCAACTGAATGGAACAGATTCTTTGTATGGTTGGCTCGGTCATCCATTACAATATTTTTCAAATCCATTTTCAAATACCATGTGTACATTTTATACACATATGCAGCCCCCGTTTATAGACCAATATGACCCCGCCACCTATCCTCTCCATTATCATGGAAGGCAATGGGCACTAGAAATCGACCAAGTAAATCTAGGCGAGACTTATCATACAGATTCTTTGGGAGTTTCTCATCGAATTCCTGTATGGGGTCCAGATATTCCAGGAATTTCTTCACAGGCAGATAGTGATGAATGGTGGGTGCTGGGCGGCTTTTTGTCCGAAGGAGAGGGAATTCAGTGGCCACCAGGGCATGAGTTTGGAAATTGGAGTGATGATGTAGCTTGGCAGGGTAGTATGGGGATGGGAGGGGCTGGCCCTGCAAGAACTTTGGGCCTTTCTGAGGGTGATTCTAATTGTTGGGATACTTATTATTGTTCGTATGTGATATATTCACACGGAAGAAAACCAGATGTGTCGGCTCAACAATCAAATACCATTACTGTGAGCGCCCGCTCCTCTACTCTTGCCGGGGGAAATATGATAAACCCATTGAAGTACAGGGGGGATGCAGACGATGATGATATGAGATATTTTAATTTGAATTTTCCTGATGATTTTGTAGGAACTCCCGGCGATCCTGCAACAGACCCATTTCATAATCACAGAGATGAATCTGGAAGAATATATGGAAGTCTGAATATTATTTTTGAAATTCCTGAATATGATACCCCCGGAGTTGATCCAATGTATATTGGTTCGGAGGAGTTTGAACAGTTTTTTATGAAAACCGGATCTGGCCTTTCTGATTTTAAACTTATGGGAAAACCAAAGCCAGCAATCACCTTTGATCTTTCTGGTCGTAACTTTAATTTTATTAATAATCAAAATCTTAATTTGATTATCAAAAATCATGGAATTGTTCTGGGCGGTGGCGGGGCTGGTGGATATGGCGGCCATTATAATTATGACCTCAACCCCGGAGAAACTGTACCCGGAGGAAAAACTTCGGCAGGCGATGCTCCCTTAAAAATTGGCGGTGGTGGCGGCGGTGCCGGGGGCGGAAGTGGTCGTGGAAATAATCCTGCTGGCACTCTACATGATTCAAATTATTCCTATGCAGGAACAGGAAAGGCAGGCAGCGGATATGGTCGTGCAATACTAATTGGCGGTTCATTAGACGAAACATGGAGCGCAGAAATGCAGGGCGAGACTGGTACGGATATTACATTGCACACATCAGCAAATCCAAGTTATAGAAATGTCTCTGGTGGGGCAGGAGGTCTTGCCGGAACTGTAGAAACAATAAATCGCGTGGACTCGCTTCAGCCCGATTATGGTTCTGATGGAGGAGACTGTTTTTTTATTATTCATGACGAAACATATCTTCCTAACATAGAAATAATAAATATTGGTTCGGGTTCTAATTCTACACAAGTGAATGATGCAATGATGCGTTCCGGTGGTGGTGGCGCAGGTGGTGGCGCAGGCGGAGAAATTGTAAATGAAGACCGACCGTCGGGAAAGGTCTTTGGGGCGACTGGCGCAGAGGCAGGATATAATGGAAATCCCGACACTTCGACCAGCGGAGAAAATAGTAGGTATCAGTGGCCTGGTGGGGCTGCGGGATATTTGGTGGGCGCATATGCAGACAGTCTCTTTGATGTTTTTGATGGAGAATATAATGTCGGCTGGCCTGAAGTTCCGCCGGGTGCCGTGACAACATACCCAGAAAATACAGAAGAAGGAATATATGACAAGGTTCGTGCGGCATACGCAGGAAAAATTACAGTAAGAAATGAAGCATCAACAGAAACAATTTATGCAAGACACCCCAACGGAGCCACCACGCCGGGAACCGCCGGATGGTCCCTTGGAGTAGGTTCTTCTGAATATAAGAAATAAAAAGAAAGGAAATTTATTCAATGCATAATATTTCTGCAAATATACATAGTATAAGCACTTCAAAAAAAACTTGTGTGGTGTCCATAAAGGATAATTCAGATTATGTAATAGAGAACGTCAACATAGGGCTGGAATTGAACCCCGACAATACTGCAAACACCGTATGGATTCGTAATAAAATTAAATATATTACTTCTCTTTATATCAAATCAAAAGAAGACGAAAAGAACCCAGGAACATTAAAGGATACAATCACATTAAAAACAGAGGAGCCATTGTTTTGAGAAAAACAACAATGATTGCAACAGAGGGCCATTTTCTTTTTATTGCAAAAACAACAAGAAAAAAAGATTTGCAATATGAAGCACACGACAAGCCAAATGGAAATCCTATTGGATTTTTTGTGTCGGGAACCTCAAACACGTTTACGGCAGATTCGGATTTTAATTGGAGTCCATATTCCAGCACATCTGCCCCAATATTACATACTCGGTCCTGTCATAGTTTGTTTGGTGCCGTTGCGACTTCTGATGAAACCCTGTATGTTTCAATTATTCCGAGGGAAGGATCTGTCGAAGGAACTTGGGCATCATTAAATAATGCAACAACAGATGAATTAGATAAATTAAAAACCACAAAAACCTCATTCGTGCTTGAACTTGATTGTTCGAGTAATATATTCAAGGATTTAAATACATTTGAAACTATTCCAGAAAGCGAAGCAATAAATATTATAGATGAAAATGAAATTACATTTGATTTTAATGGAGTTTAATAATGGCTATTTTTAATAAAACAATTTATGCATATGAGCCGTCCACCGGAATATTATCATATACAATAGACAATCCAACATCAGATCATATAAAAAATTTAAGAGATAGAAAAATTACATTTCATATAGACTCTCCTGGGAAATTTTCTCCGAGCGCATATGTGACAAAAAATGCAATTACGGGGCAAACAGAATCAATTGCTCCAGTCCAACACATAAATTTTGTACAGGTCAGCAACAACGTTCTTGTTGCCAATGGAACAGATGTTGTTTTAGTTTCAAATTTAGTTTCGGGTTCTGTTTTAGAATATGACGGAGAATCATTTACGGCAAATAATACAGATAATAGTGTTGAATTTACTGCAAATGGAATTTCCGCCAACCCTAACGAAAATTATATTTCTTTTAAGGTTTCTTGTTATGGTTATTATTCAAAAAATTATACAATTGCCCTTACAGGAGTAATTCAATGAAATTTCATAAAAACAATACAAATAATTTGTTAACTTTAGATCTATTGGAAAAACAAAAGAAACAGCAAGAACACGCAAGAAAACATGCCGAAGAGGTCAGAAAAAGAAAAGAGGAAATAGAAAAAATAAAAGAAAGACAAAAGAAACGGGCAGATGCATATCCCAGCATTACAGATCAATTGGATATGTTATGGCATGATATTGACAATGGAAATATTTCTGCAAATGTTGCCTCTGGTACATGGTATAGGAAGATTAAGGCAGTCAAGGAATCCAATCCTTTATAAATAGTATTAGATAAACTATATTCTTATCGGACATGGGTTTATAATATGGCCAGCAGATATAAAAACATAATAATCGACCAAGGGACAGACTTTTCTGCCAATCTTGAGATATATAAAACCCCGGCGTCCACGGCAAAGGAATCCCTTGGGGCGCAACATTATGCAAATTCTCAAATGAGAAAAAGTTATTATCATACAAATTCTGTTCTTACGTTCACAACTTCTGTCGATATTGATTCAGATTCTGTTACAATTACTGCAAACAATATACAGACAAAGGCAATTAAATCTGGAAGATATTTGTATGAAGTGGTAATTACATTTACTGGAGGCGCAACCGATGATAAATGGAGGGCAGTAGAAGGAATTGCCACGGTGACCCCATCAGTAGAACTTGGTTCAATGTATACAGGAGGCTCAAGTGGCTACACCTAGTACCCGAGAGGAATTTAAAGACTATTGTCTCCGACGCCTGGGGCATCCTGTTGTTGAGATTAATGTAGACGAACTCCAGATGGAAGATCGTATTGATGATGCCTTGCGCTTCTGGCAGGAATATCATTTTGATGGCACAGAACAGGTTTATATCACCCACAAAGTTTTGGCTGAAGACATTACAAATAAATATTTGACTCTTACTGGCTACGAAAATTCAATTATTGGAATTAGTCGAATGCTCAAGACTACCGGCCAGACCACAAACATGTTTTCGATTCGTTATCAGATGGCATTTAATGACATTGCCACATACAGTACCCGTGGTGTCCGAGAAATGTCAAACTATTGGATGAGGCTTTCGCACCTGAATATGATTTCGGATTTAATTACTGGGATGAGCAATATTCGATTCAATAGAAAAACTAATAATCTCCATATTGATTGGGATTGGTCAACTGATATTTCGGCGGGAGACTATATTGTATTAGAAGCCCATCAAAAGGTTGGAGAGGTTTCTGAATTGTGGGGAGATACATTTTTGAAAAATTATGCAACGGCACTCATCAAAGAACAATGGGGAACAAATTTAAGTAAGTTTGAAGGAGTGCAGTTGCCCGGCGGCGTCACTCTCAACGGGCGGGCAATTCTTGAAGATGCTCGCATAGAAATAGAAAGATTGAAAGAACAAATGTCTCTTTCTTTCGAGCTTCCTGTAGACTTTTTGGTGGGGTAACATAGCCCATGCCTACTAATTTTTACATAAATAATTTTGAGAGTTCTCCAGAACAAAATCTTATTCATGATTTGATTATAGAGAGTATTAAATTTTATGGAATGGATGTCTATTGGATTCCCCGGCTTTCTTCTGTTACAGGCCGGGATCAACTTTATGGAGAAGATTCTTTATCCTACTTCAATCTTGCGCGGACAATTGAGATGTACATCAAAAATGTCGAGGGATTTGAAGGCGAAGGGGAATTTCTTTCTAAATTTGGATTAGACATTCGAGATCAAATTACTTTTACAGTTTCGATCAGACGGTTTCATCAACTTGGAGCGGTAGAAGAACTTCCAACGGTCCCTGCCTCACAATCTCCTTTTGCCAGGCCCCGCGAAGGAGATTTAATATATCTTCCGTTAAACAGAAAATTATTTGAGATTCAATTTGTGGAACATGAATCTTTATTTTATACTGCCGGAACTCTTCCTGTATATGATTTGCGATGCGAATTGTTTGTATACAACAATCAGAAATTTAGTACAGGGATTGCAGAGATTGATAACATTGCATCCAAGTATGCCTATGGAAATACAATGCCTGCCTTTAATGCAAATACAGGAACAACCTGGGTAGACAATACTCTAATAGAAAATTCTGCAAATGCAATTCTTGATTTCTCGGAAACAAATCCGTTTGGAGATTTTTAAATCATGTTGGCCAATACTTTTTCGCACGGGCTGGTCCGAGATTATGTAATTTCATTCGGAACACTCTTCAATAACATTAAAATTAACCGCCGGGCTGCCTCTGGTGGAGATGCCGACACAATTGCAATTCCTCTTACCTATGCCCCTCGACAACGATACCTTGAGCGCATCAATGGTGACTTAAATTTAGATAGGCCTGTGGCATTGACTCTTCCGAGAATGTCTTTTGAAATGACGGGCATGACATATTCATCAGAGCGAAAACTGAATACAATGAATCGGACACACCGAACAAGAACAGCCGGATCAAATGCAAATACAATGATTTTTTCTTCATTTGCTCCGGTCCCTTATGATTTTAATTTTCAATTGAACATATATGTGGGCAATATTGAAGACGGAACGCACATCATCGAACAAATTCTTCCTTATTTTACGCCAGAGTTTACAGTAAGTCTGCGGCGAGTGAGTGATTTGGAATTAAATATTGACCTTCCTATTATTTTGACTTCAGTTTCCACAGAAGATAATTATGAAGGAAATCTTGAAGACAGAAGGTTTATTATATGGACACTTGATTTTACTCTCAAGGGGCAGTTATATGGTTTTATTACATTAAACAATGCAATTGTCAACAAGTCATACATCAATCTACATCCAACCATGAATGTTGACTCTGCCAACTCATATGACCAAATTCAAATCCGCCCTGCCATGTTTGCCAACGGAATGCCGACAACAAATGCATCCCTGAGTGTTCCGGTTGGAGAAATTAGAGCAAATGATAACTTTGGTATTGCGACGGACATCGTAAACATATTGGGAGATTAATACTGTGGCAATTAATGATGATGATGATGAAGAAGTCAAAGAAGCCGAGCTTGTGGAACTTACGACCCAGACGCTAGAAGTGATGAGAAAAAACCACCAAGACGAAGACTATGAGTATGTCAGAAATAATCTTCAGGATATTATTGCAAAGGGTGGCTCTGCTCTTGATGGAATTCTTGAGCTTGCAAAAGATTCTGACCATCCCAGGGCATGGGAGGTGTTTGGTCAAATCATGCGACAACTTTCCGAAACAAACAAAGACCTCATTGAACTCCAGAAGGACATGAAGAAAATCAAAGACGAAGAAGGTGTCAAGAATGTCACGCAGAATGCAATTTTTATGGGGTCAACAAAGGAACTTCAAAAGTTTCTTCGGGGTCAGGGCCATGTCAGTCAGAAACTAAAAGATTCAAAGAGAAAGAAATCGGATGGGTGATGACGCATATCTGGGCAACCCGCTCCTAAAACCAGCCGGGGTTCCTCATAACTATACCGAAGAGGAATTGTCGGAGTATATCAAATGCTCCAAGAAGCCACAGTATTTTATTGAGAACTACATCAAGGTGGTTCATGTGGATGAAGGGCTGATTCCCTTCAAGCTATACAAATTTCAAAAACAAATGGTCAAGACGATTCATAACAATCGGTTCTCTATTTTCTGTACACCGAGACAGGTAGGCAAATCCACCACGGTTGTCTCATATTTCCTTTGGTATATCCTGTTCAACGAGTCAGTCAACATTGCCATCCTGGCCAACAAGGGCTCACTCGCACGGGACATCCTGGGCAGACTCCAGCTTGCATACGAAAACCTTCCGAAGTTCTTGCAGCAGGGTGTTCTTGTGTGGAACAAGGGTAACCTTGAAATCGAAAACGGTTCCAAAGTGGTCGCCGCATCCACCTCCAGTTCGGCAATTCGTGGTGGTTCCTATAACATGATTCTCTTGGATGAATTTGCATTTGTTCCGCCAAATATTGCAGACGAGTTCATGTCTTCTGTCTATCCTACAATTTCTTCGGGTACATCCACAAAGATTGTGGTTGTTTCCACTCCGAATGGCTTGAATCACTTCTATAAGATGTGGGAGGATGCCAAGGATAAAAAGAACAACTATGTTCCTCTTGAGGTTCATTGGAAAGATGTCCCCGGAAGGGATAATCTATGGAAAAACGAAACCATTCGCAACATCGGAAAGGAACGCTGGGCCCAGGAGTTTGAAGGAGAGTTTGTTGGTGGCCTGAACACACTTATTTCTGGAAGCACATTAAAAAATATGGTGTTCAAGAACCCTGTCGAAAATAATAAAGGTCTTGATATATATGAATTGCCCAAAGAAGACCATCTGTATGTAATGACGGTAGATGTGTCTCTCGGAGAAGACCTTGATTATTCTGCATTCTCTGTCATTGATGCAACAGAGTTTCCGTATAAACAGGTTGCCAAGTATCGCAATGCCTCAATTACCCCTCTGATATATCCTAATGTCATTGCATCGGTGGCTGAGAAATATAATCAAGCCTATGTTCTTGTGGAAGTCAATGGAATTGGAAAACAGGTTGCCGACATTCTCCACAACGAAATTGAATATGAAAATATTGTGATGATTTCCACACGCGGCCGCGCAGGGCAAGTATTTGATTCTGGATTCGGCAAAGGCACCACAGACCTGGGACTCACCATGTCCAAGAAAGTCAAACAGGTCGGATGTTCCATGCTCAAAAGTCTGATCGAAGAGAGTAAATTAATTGTCAATGATTTTGATACCATTTCAGAATTGAGTTCTTTTGTTTCCAAGGCAGGGTCATACGAAGCTGATGTCGGATGTCATGATGATCTTGTGATGACGCTTTTGTTGTTTGCATGGCTGTCTTCTCAGCCACATTTCAAGGACATCACAGACCTTGACATCCGAAAACAACTCTTAGAAGAGAAGATGCGACTATTGGAAGAAGATATTTTACCTTTTGGTTTTGTGGATGCCGGAATGGAAGAACAAACATTTACGGATGGCGACGGGCAAGTTTGGTTTCATGTAAATGATTGAATGAAAAACTCCTTTTTTATAAATATTCAGGAATTAGTTTATGGTCATTTGAGCTTGCCATATCCTCAAAGGAGAAAATACAATGCCATTTCAAGTTTCCCCCGGTGTAAATGTATCTGAAATTGACTTGACGACTGTCATCCCCGCAGTCTCGACTGCCATCGGTGCATTTGCAGGACGGTTCACATGGGGCCCCGTAGACAAGGTTACTCTGGTCAACTCAGAAGACACCCTCGTTTCTATGTTTGGAAAGCCCGATTCAAATACCGATGTTGATTTTTTTACTGCCGCAAACTTCTTGGCGTATTCAAATGCCCTGCGACTGGTTCGCGTTGCTCCCACAACGGCATATAATGCCCACGAAAATTCTTTAGGGACAGGAGTTCAAATCAAAAATAATGAAGACTTTGATGGAAATGAGCCTACAAGCAATACCTTTTTTGCCAAGTATCCAGGGCAACTTGGAAATCAACTGACTGTTGAACTCTGTGACCATGCCGGAACGATTAACGGGGCAAACGGATTCTCCAATTGGTGGCCAAACACATACTTCTCTGATGCTCCGGGAACATCCGATTGGGCAGCCGACCGTAGTGCAACTGGCGACGAACTGCATATTGCAGTCATTGACTCTCCCCTTGGGCACTTTTCTGGTGTTGCAAACGGTGTGCTGGAATTGTATCCCTTTCTTTCAAAGGCATCGGATGCAAAAGATAATGCCGGGGACAATATTTACTTCAAGACGGTAATTAATAACAAATCCAAGTATATTCGAGTTGCGTCGGCAACTGCGGCAACCGAAGCCACTTATGGAACGCTTGCGGCAGACGGCACCACGTTTGGAAATACTGCCGCCGGTCGGGCATCTCTGAAACTCGGAGGAGGATCAGATGGACCCGCAAACTTTTCTGCGGCAACCTTCCAGACTGGATATGACCGTTTTGCAGATTCCGACCAAGAAGATGTTTCCTTAATCATGGCAGGAGCGGGCGGCGCATCGGTTTCTGGCGAAGGCGACCGAGAAACCAATATCAAGTATGCAATTGATATTGCAACCACGCGCAAGGACGCCGTAACATTCTATTCTCCCACCAAGGAGGATATTGTACAGGCATCCGATGCTGCCACCGCCCTGGATAATGTTACCAACAAACTCACAGGATTCAAGCCCAATAAAATCAACAAAAATACATCCTATGCATTCTGCGATAGTGGATGGAAGTATCAGTATGACAAGTACAATGATGTCTATCGTTGGGTTCCTCTGAATGGCGACATTGCAGGTCTGACTGCACGGACGGACAACACAAGAGATACATGGTGGAGTCCTGCCGGATACAACCGTGGTCAAATCAAGAACGTTGTCAAGTTGGCATACAACCCTTCAAAGGCACATCGGGACGAACTATACAAGAATGGAGTGAACCCCGTTGTGACATTCCCGGGCCAAGGAACACTTCTCTATGGGGACAAGACCTCTCAGAGCAAGCCAAGTGCCTTTGACCGAATCAATGTCCGACGATTGTTCATCCTATTGGAAAAGGCAATCTCGACTGCCGCCAAGTTCTCACTCTTTGAATTCAATGACGAGTTCACTCGGGCTCAATTCCGAAACATGGTTGAACCATTCCTTCGGGATGTCAAGGGTCGAAGAGGTATCAATGAGTTCAAGGTTGTGTGTGACGAAACAAACAATCCGGGGAGCGTCATTGACCGAAATGAATTCGTTGGTGATATTTACATCAAACCTGCTCGCTCAATCAACTTCATTCAGTTGAACTTTATTGCCGTCAAGACTGGGGTTGATTTCTCAGAAGTTGTAGGCAAATTCTAAGGATTAGAGCATAAATAGAATTAGGATACATATCAAGGAGAGTAAATAATGCCTTTTTCAATTAATAATTTCAGAGCCGAGCTTGTTGGCCAGGGTGCCCGACCCAATCTATATGAGGTCACGATTCCCTTTCCGGGTGCAGTAAATCCCGGCGAAGCGGGTCAGAAAATGACTTTTATGTGCAAGGGTGCCCAGATTCCCGGAGCAGACATCGGTCTTGTTGAAGTTCCCTACTTTGGTAGGAATATTAAGTTGGCAGGCAATCGAACGTTTGCCGAATGGACAACGACTGTCATTAATGACGAAGACTTTGCCATTCATGCCGGGCTTGTCAATTGGATGAATTCCATCCAGGGACATGGCGAAAACTTGAGGACTATTGCAGGAAATGATTATCAGGTTGATGCACAGGTGACGCATTACAAGAAAGAGGGTGAAGTTGCCAAAATGATTACCATGATTAATTGTTGGCCTTCCTCGGTTGCAGCCATTGAATTAGGATGGGATCAAAATGATGCAGTCGAAGAGTTTGCCGTCACATGGCAATATGATTACTGGCAGATTGCAGACGACAAGACACAAACAACCTAATCAAAACCTATCCGGCAGGGGAACATATATACACATATAGGTATTATATATCAATCCACCCCTGCTGGAGAGGCTACATTTTATGGCAATTAAATTATTAGGCTTCACAATTGGAAGGGACAAAGAAGATGTTCCCGAAGAACGTCTTCAATCGTTTTCTCTTCCAGAAAATCTTGATGCAGCATTAACCGTAGAGTCGGCGCCCAATGTAACTGGTGGTGCCTATGGAACGTATCTTGATCTTGAGGGTTCTGTCAAGGATGAAATTGAGTTAATCACTCGTTATCGCGAAATGTCCATGAACCCAGAGGTCGAGCTTGCCATTGATGATATTATAAATGAAGCAGTCATCACAGAGCAAGGAAAGTCTCCTGTTGCAATTTCTCTTGGTGGGATTGACATTCCAGACTCAATCAAGAATAAAATTTCAGATGAGTTTGATGAAGTTTTGCGCTTGCTCTCTTTTCATGAATTTGCCTATGACATATTTAAAAAGTGGTATGTTGATGGAAGATTATATTATCATGTAATGATTGATACCAAGAATCCAAGAGATGGTATTCAAGAACTTCGCCCGGTTGATCCAAGACAAGTCAAAAAGGTGCGCGAGGTCAAGGGAAAGAATTCTCAAAACAAATCATTGGTATCTTTGCCCAAGAATGTAACTGAATATTACTTGTATTATCCGGGCGGCATTGCCCCAAGAGTTGGATATAGTAGCAGCAGCGATCAAACTGGCCTGCGAATTGCGAAGGACAGCATATCACATATTCATTCCGGTATTCTTGACCCCACAAAGAAAATGATTTTGGGCAATCTTCATAAGGCAATCAAGCCCATGAATCAACTCAAAATGCTTGAAGACGCAACAGTCATCTATCGAATTTCTCGGGCCCCGGAAAGGCGCATCTTTTATGTCGATGTCGGAAACCTTCCAAAGATAAAAGCAGAACAATATCTTTCGAGTATTATGTCAAAGTTCAAGAACAAGGTCGTGTATGATACTGCCACCGGAGAGGTGCGTGATGACCGCAAGCACATGTCCATGCTTGAAGACTACTGGCTTCCCCGTAGAGAGGGCGGCCGTGGTACGGAAATCACGACACTTCCCGGAGGCACAAATCTTGGAGAGATTGAAGACATTATCTACTTCAAGAAGAAACTCTACAAGGCATTGGGTGTTCCTGTTTCAAGGCTTGAACCAGAGGGATCGTTTTCTTTGGGTCGAGCAACAGAAATCACACGCGATGAAGTCAAGTTTGGTAAGTTTGTCAATCGACTTCGTTACCGATTCTCTACGTTGTTTGATGATTTGCTCGGAAAGCAATTACAACTCAAGGGCATTTTGTCCAAAGAAGACTGGGATGTCATCAAGACGTTGGTAGAATATAATTTCCGACAAGATTCACACTTTGCCGAACTCAAGCACACGGAAATTATGCGCGAGCGGATGGAAATTGCACAGACAATGGATGAATATATTGGCAAATATTATTCTCAAGAATGGCTTCGTAAGAATGTTCTTTCTCAGACAGAAGAGGAAATCAAACAAATAGATAATGAAATTGCCGATGAAGTCAAAGAGGGAGATATTGACCCGGATGCGATTCTTGGAAATCATGAAGAAGAAGACGATTCAGATAACAATGGTGCCGACAGAAATCCTCAGAGGCAGCAACAACAGGAAACGTCATCCCCAAAAGACAAATTAAAAACAATTAAACTGGTGAATGCCAAACAAAGACAACTTGCTGAAGATGCTAAGTAATATAAATAAAGAATAGGAGATATTTATAATGAAAACTACAATTAAAGCGGCAATCAAAGATGCTCTTGGGGAAAAGCCTTCCGAAATGGCAGACAAGATAAATTCTGTTTTATTTTCTAAGGTTTCCGATGCCCTTAAAACGAAAAAGATGGAAGTTTCAAATCGCTGGTTGAATGATGTTGAAGCTGCATCCGAAGACGAGGAAGCATAACAATGAAGCTAATCACCGAAATCATGACAGACGAAAATATTGAGTTTGTCACAGAAGAGAATGCCAAAGGTGAAAAGAGTCATTATATCAAGGGCGTGTTCATGCAAGCCGAACAAAAGAATCGCAATGGCCGCATCTATCCCAAAGAAGTCCTGAACAAAGAAGTATACAAGTACATCGGAAACTATGTTGACCAGAACAGGGCATTTGGAGAACTTGGCCACCCCGATGGTCCGGTAGTCAACCTTGAACGAGTTTCGCATATGATTAAGGAACTCAAGGAAGATGGAAACAACTGGATTGGCAAGGCAAAGATCATGGACACTCCCTATGGCAAGATTGTCAAGAATCTCATTGACGAAGGTGCCAAGTTGGGTGTTTCTTCACGCGGCATGGGTTCACTCAAGAATCAACGTGGAACCAATGTGGTTCAAGATGACTTTTATCTTGCAACTGCCGCAGATATTGTTGCAGACCCGTCTGCTCCAGAAGCATTTGTCGAGGGTATCATGGAGGGGAAGGAATGGATCTGGGATAATGGCGTCATACGAGAAAAAGAAATAGAACAATACAAGAAGCAAGTAAACATGGAAGCAAGAAGGAAGGAGTTGGAAGAGGCAAAGATAAATCTCTTCAAAAACTTCTTGTCAAAATTGTAGGATTTATAAATAACTAAGAATAACCTTTGGATTCTTCCATTCTTTCTAAGGAGATGGATATAATGGCAACCGAATTAAATACCGCAGAAATCTCAATTGATGAAGAAATTGACCAGATTGCAAATGATATTGCAAATGAGATTGAATACGAATTGGCAGAAGATTCTACCGAATCTCCAGACAAGCCTGGAAGTGGTGCAACTGGTTCTGCTCCTGAGAGTGGTAAGGTAACAAAGGCCGCCACACCCAAGGGCAAGAAGTTGAGCAAGAAGAAGGTCAAGGCAGGGGCAGAAACCAAGGGAGAGGGCGACGATCCTTCCGAAATTGAAGTCTATGAAGAAGAAGAGACTAATGCGGAAGAGTCTGCCGAAGAGGTGGCCGAAGAGAGCGACCTTCCCACGACCAAGCAAGAAATGATTCGTTCAATCTTTGAAACCATGAAGGACACAGATGCCGAAAAGCTGGCAGGTGCATATGCCAAGCTCATGGACGACCTTCTTGGAGAAGCTGTAGAAGAAGATGAGGATGACGATTCAATTGAAATTCCCCTTTCCATTGAGCGCACGGTCATTACCAGCGATGATATTGATATTTCAGAAGACCTTAATGCAATCTTTGGAGAGAATGATCTCTCAGAAGAATTCAAGTCACAGGTTCAGACAATTTTTGAAGCTGCCGTGGTTGCAAAGATTAATTCTGAACTGGAATCAATGGAAGCATCATTTGGTGCCAAGTTGCAGGAATCAGAGGCATCCATCCTTTCCACAATCACCGACAAGGTGGATAGTTATCTGTCCTATGTTGTAGAAGAATGGATCAAGGACAACGAACTTGCAATCGAGCGCGGGATCAAGTCGGAAATTACCGAAGAATTTATTGGTGGACTCAAGCAACTGTTTGAAGACCATTACATTGATGTTCCAGAAGAGAAGGTCGATGTGGTAGACAGTCTTGCCGAGCGAGTTGACCAGTTGGAACAAGAACTCAATGAAACCGTCGAAAAAAATATTGACCTTTTTTCAAAGGTCAAAGGATTTCAAAAGTATGAAATTCTGACAAGCCTTTCTGATGAACTGACTGATATTGAATCAGAGAAGATGAAGGGCCTTGCAGAGGGAGTTGCTTTTGAAGATGTAGACCAATATCGAACTGCTCTTGAGACAATTAAAGAGAATTATTTCCCAAGGACAGTTCATGGAAAGACGACCACCCTTGATGAAGAGTTTGAAGTTTCTGAGAATGGTCTTGCAGGCACCGAAGAGGCACCACCAAACTCTACGATGGCTGCATATGTAAGTACGCTTGGAAGAACTGTTGTTGAAAATCAATAATTTATAAATAAACATTAGGATACTGTTGAAGAGATTATCTAATTCAACGATTTTTTAAGGAGTAAACACATGTTGAATGAACAGCTAGTTAACAAATGGCAACCAGTTCTTGACCATACGGATCTTCCTGAGATCAAGAATAATTACCGAAAGGTTGTCACAGCACACATGCTTGAGCAGCAAGAGATAGCTCTTCAAGAACAAGCATCAGTAACAGGAGCGGGTTCGACAAGTCTTCTTGGCGAATCTCTTGCCCCAGAAACAGTCACGGGCGATGTTGCCAAGTTTGACCCTGTTCTTATCAGCCTTGTGCGACGAACTGCTCCTAATCTCATTGCATTTGATGTCATGGGTGTCCAGCCAATGTCCGGCCCGACGGGTCTGATTTTTGCACTTCGCCCAACATATGGCACGCGGAACGAAGGCGATGCCGATGGCGCAAATGCATTCTACGACGAAGCCAAGTCTGGTTATTCGGCTGCCAATCCAAACACAGGCGCAAACAAGCCTGTCTGGAATGGCACCGGGCACGCCAACCTCATGTTCAATGCCGCGTCAACCGAAGATGTTGGTATTCTTACAGGTAACACGACAGCAAAGGGCGAGGCATGGGGCTCTGCTGCAACCAACCAGATTCCTTCCATGTCATTCAAGATCGACAAGTCGAGTGTGACTGCCGTTACTCGGGCCCTCAAGGCAGAGTATTCGGTAGAACTGGCACAGGACTTGAAGGCAATTCATGGTCTTGATGCCGAGACTGAGCTTGCAAATATTCTCACGACCGAGATCAACGCAGAAATCAATCGTGAAATTGTTCGCTCGATTTACATGAGTTGTACTGGCAGACCTGCCATTGACGCCCGAGGTGCCGCACCTTCTGGTAATAATGCAGCAGGGCTTGGTTCACTTGATGGTCGCTGGCTTGTGGAGCGATTCAAGGCTCTTGTCTACAAGATTGAGACAGAAGCCAATGCCATTGCAAAGAACACTCGTCGAGGGAAGGGCAACTTCATTCTCTGCTCAAGTGATGTTGCTTCTGCTCTTGCAACGGCTGGTGTTCTTGACCCGACTGCCGCACTCACGGTAGACGACACAGGAAGCACATTTGCCGGAACCATTGGTGCAGGACTCAAGGTCTACATTGACCCCTACTCCTTCACCGCAGACGACTTTGTGTGTGTCGGATATAAGGGATCGTCGCCATATGACGCAGGAATGTTCTACTGCCCATACGTTCCACTCCAGATGGTCCGTGCAATTGGCGAGGAAACATTCCAACCCAAGATTGGATTCAAGACCCGCTACGGTGTCGGTGTGAATCCATTTGCAACGACAACTGGCATCTCCACCGTGGCGATTGGTCAGAACAACCGATACTACAGGGCATTTGCAGTCAACAATCTTGCTGGCTAGTAATACCAAGTAGTATAAAAAAAGAAATCGAGGGGTGTCTTTCTCATACAGAGAGACACTCCTCGTTTCTTTTCGGCCGCCCGTCGCCTAAATACACAATAGGAGGCACCGTGCATGGCAAAATCATTCAATTCACCAGACAACATCAACTACCTATCTCCTGTAGGGTTTCGATTTTATATTGAAGTGCTTCCGAACACCAATTGGTTTCTGACTTCGGTAAACCTCCCCGGAATCACTCTTGGTGAAGCCCCCCAGCCTACCCCATTTCTTCAGACGGCAGTCCCCGGAGACACCCTTGTTTTTGACCCATTGAACATTCAGTTTCTTGTGGACGAAGACCTTCAGAATTGGAAGGAACTCTATGACTGGATGGCTGGCCTGGGATTCCCTCACGAATATCCAGAATATGACGCCCAAAAGGAAAAGCACATTTATTCAGATGCAACGCTCACCGTCCTGAATTCAAATATGAACCCCAATTATCAAATTATATTTAAAGACCTATTTCCAACTAATTTATCAGAAGTTTTATTTGATTCGGCATCTGCCGATATTGAAGGAATCAAGGCATCGGCAACCTTCAGGTATCTGACATATACCTACGAAAAAATTTGAGTTTGGGCTTGACACCTCTTGTTTGGTGATTATAATAGGCCCCATGTGTGAGAGGACTCCAGGCTGGGGCTGGATTTTAAATAAAACTGGAGTTTTAAATAAAATAGCAATTTCACATATATTATATTGAAAATGAAAGGTATATTTAAAACATGACAACTCTTGAAGAAAAACCATTCACGTTAGAAATGATTCATGAACTCTGGGATGTGGATTCCAAGATTGACGATCTGGAGCTTGACCTTGAAAGCCTCAAGATTCCCCAGCTACATTCCAAATACATGAAAATTATGAACGATGAGAATCGCATCCTCAACCGAATGATGTTCACCCACAAGATGCTGGAGAAGGACAAGCACGAATATTACTCTGGGAAGATGTGTGAAGAAGACCTTGAAGAACGAAATTGGAAACCGCCGACTCTCAAGATTCTCAAGGGAGATGTTCCAAAGTATGTCGAAGGCGACCCGGATGTTATTCAAAACTTGGTCATGATTGGCGACCAGCGAGAAAAGTGTGCCCTGTTGAATTCTATTATCAGTAGCATCAACAATCGCAGTTTTCAGATCACCAATGCGATCAAGTGGAAGCAGTTCACGAACGGAATCAACGGTTAAAAGAACTACACACCCACATGGATATACTCAAAGTCCAGAAACTGAACGAAGTCTATCTTCGTGTCCGCTCAGACGAACGCTCTGCCCTCCGTGAATTGTCAGACCATTTCACATTTGAGGTTCCGGGCTATCGGTTCATGCCGGCCTATAGGCATGGCACATGGGATGGGAAGATCAGACTTTTTAACATACAGGATGGAACCATCTATGCCGGGCTGGTGTCATATATTAATGCATTTGCCGAAGAGCGAGATTATGTTGTAGAGTATGAAGACGTAGAATCTGATGCAGACGAGAACTTTTCTGTCCATGAGGCAGTCGAGTTCATTGAAACTCTGGGGATTCCTTCCAAATACACACCAAGAAATTACCAAGTGGATGCGTTTGTGGCAGCAGTCCGAAAGCGGAGGATGCTCTTGCTTTCGCCTACGGGTTCCGGCAAGAGCCTTATGATTTATCTGCTCACTCGGTTCTATATGGAGGCACAGAACAAGAAGATTCTTATCATTGTTCCGACCACATCATTGGTGGCACAGATGTCCCAGGACTTTGCCGACTATAATATGCCTTCGGATATTGGTATTCATCAAATCATGTCGGGCCGACCAAAGGAAACCGAATGCCCTATTGTGATTTCGACATGGCAGTCGCTCTTTCGTCTCCGCAAGGATTATTTTGAACAGTTCGGAATGGTGGTGGTCGATGAGTGTCATGGAGTAAAAGCCAAATCGCTCATGGGTATTCTGACAAAGACACCCAATGTCAAATATCGTTTCGGCACGACAGGAACCTTGGATGGAATGCAGACAAACAAATTGGTCATCGAAGGATTGCTCGGGCCAGTCCGAAAGGTCATTGGAACCAAGAAGCTCATTGACGAAAAGGTGCTTTCGGATTTCATTGTCAAGGCAATTATATTAAAACACGAAGAGAAGGTGTCGTCCAAACTAAAATACCAAGAGGAAATTGATTATCTTGTAGGCAGCGATTCGCGAAACAGGTTCATCAAGAATCTGGTTCTGAGTCTTGAAGGAAACACGCTCGTCTTGTTCAACTATATAGAAAAGCATGGTGTCCCGTTGTTCGACATGATAAACATTGATGGTCGAAAGGTCTTTTTTGTGCATGGGGGTACGAATGTCAACGACCGGGAGGCAGTTCGCTCGCAGGTAGAACAAGAAGAAAATGCAATCATCATTGCATCCGTTGGTGTCTACTCTACGGGTATCAACATCAAACGACTCAACAATGTGGTCTTTGTTCATCCCGGCAAGTCGCGCATCAGAACATTGCAGAGCATTGGGCGAGCATTGAGAAGGTTGGGGGAGGACGAGGACGAACAGGCAATCCTGTATGATATTGTAGATGACCTGTCGTGTGGCCGAAAGACAAGAAACTTTGCTCTTCGTCACTACCAAGAGAGGTTCGACATCTACAAATCAGAGAAGTTCAAGGTAAAATCATATAACGTAAAATTACCAAAAGCAACAGCATCAAAAAATAAAGGGAGTCTTGTATGAGCAGGGAGAAACCAGAACATTATGTAGACAACAAACAATTTCTTCAATATATGATTGAATTTAAGGCTGCAACAAAAGAAGCCAAAGAGGCAGGAAAGGAACTGCCAACAGTTCCCGATGACATTGGAAAAATCTTTATGAGCATTGCCAACAGGCTCTCTTATAAATCAAATTTCATTAATTATGCATTTCGAGAAGACATGATTTCAGATGGCATAGAAAATTGCATTCAGTATATTCATAATTTTGATCCAGAAAAGTCAAAGAATCCATTTGCCTATTTTACTCAAATTATATATTATGCGTTCTTGCGAAGAATACAAAAAGAAAAGAAGCAGCTTTATGTCAAATATAAATCATTAGAAAATTCTCAAATAATAGAAATATTAAACGAACATAACAACGAACATCAAAAGAACGGAGCCACCAGTATTGGATTTACAAAATTATATGACAATATGAGTGAGTTTATTGGAACCTTTGAGGATTCTGTACAAAAGAAAAAAGAAATTAAACATAAGCGAGGAGTTAAAAAGAAAAAGAAGGCGGCGGTGGCAGCGAACAACCTTCTACAGTATGCAACAAACGTGAAGCCGGAGGATGTGTAATATGAAAATCGCATTGGTGACAGATACTCATGCAGGGATTCGCGGAGACAGCGATACCTTTGCGGCGTATCAAGAGAGGTTTTGGTATGAGCAATTCTTTCCGTATTTGGAGAAGCACAAGATTAAGTCCATTATCCATCTTGGAGATGTGACGGACAGGCGCAAGTGGATTAGTTACAAGACATTGCATCGGTTCAAGAAGGTCATTGACAAAATGCGATACGAGTATGACCTTTCCATTATCATTGGCAACCATGACACCTACTACAAGAATACCAATCGTGTCAATTCAATGGACTGCCTGTTCAATGATGGCATTGACGTATACGAAGAGGCAACCGAAGTTTCTTTCGATGGTCTGAACGTTCTCATGGTGCCTTGGATTAATTCGGGAAACGAGGACGACACCATCAAGTGCATCAAAAACTCACGGGCCAAGATTATCTTTGGTCATTTGAATCTTGTTGGGTTTCCGTTTGCAAAGGGTTCGGTGTCAATGGATGGCATGGACAGAAAAGTCTTCGGGCGATTCGACATGGTGTTTTCCGGGCATTTTCACACACGGTCACATATAGACAACGTGTGGTATTTGGGTAGCCCATTTGAACAGACATGGATTGACTATGGAGAAGAGCGTGGATTCCATGTGTTCGATACAGACACGCTCGAATTGGAATTTGTGCCCAATCCACTCAAGATGTTTTCCAAGGTGTTCTATGATGCAGATGTAGAGGATGAATTTCTTGCCGGGAAGGTTGACTTCTCGGAGTATACACGAAGGGCAGTCAAGGTTATTGCAAATGAAATAAATGACCAGTATATCTTCGACAAGTTCGTCATAGAGATGGAAGCGGCAGACCCTTGGCATTTACAAATCATTGACAATACGGACGTATTGAATAGTGATGATGTGGCACTAGAGCATATCGAATCAAAATCCACGCTTGAAATTCTGAATGACTATGTGGAGCAAGCGCCCTATGACAATAAGGATGAGGTCAAGGGGTTGATGAGATCGTTATTTGAAGAGGCAATTTCAAACGCATAAAAAGGAAATCGTTATAATGAGAGAAGACATGAAACACGTTTTGAAGGCACAGCAATTTGACAAGGAAACACTAAAGAGAATCTTTGAGATAACAGATAAGATACGAGACAATCCGATTCCCATGCTCAGAAACTCAGGGTTTCTCATGTCAACGCTTTTCTATGAACCGTCCACTCGCACACGATTTTCGTTTGAGGCAGCAATGAAAAAGTTGGGCGGGGATGTTATCTCCACAGAGAGCGCAACAAATTTCTCTTCGGCAGCAAAGGGAGAACGGCTTGAAGATTCTGTTCGCACGGTTGCTGCCTATTCGGATGTGATTGTCCTTCGACATTCACAGGAGGGTGCCGCCGAAGCGGCTGCATTGGTTTGCCCGGATACACCCATCATCAATGCCGGGGATGGAGAGGGCCAGCATCCGACACAGGCACTCATTGACCTGTATACCATACGCCGAGAATGTGGTGGAGTGAATGGAAAGAGCATTGCATTGGTTGGTGACTTGGCACACAGTCGGACCATTCATTCTTTGCTATATCTCTTGGCACAATACAAGGACATTGGTCATCTGTATTTGGTATCTCCTGAGTTCGTCAAGCTGAAGCGAGAACTCCTGCTCCATGTTGCCGAAAAAGATATTCCCTTGACCATTAGTGCAGACCTGAAAGATGTTGCACCAAAGGTCGATGTGATATATCAGACACGACTACAGAAGGAACGATTCGACCAAAACGATTTTGCGTTGTATCAGAAATATCATAGGCAAGCCGAGTATCGTGTTGATGCTGATTTATTGAAACTGATGAAACCCGATGCACGAATTCTTCATCCACTTCCAAGGGTAAATGAATTGTTGCCCGAAGTGGACAATGACCCGAGAGCGGCATATTTCAGACAGGTAGAGAACGGCCTATATATTCGTATGGCCCTGCTCGTCATGTTGTTGAGTGATACTGATTTTATTTTGAACCAATAAGACAAATAAGGAGGAAGAGAATTGATCGTATTTAAAACACTCAAATACAAGAATTTTCTTTCGAGTGGAAACACGTTTACAGAATACAATTTGAATAGCAAGAAGAACACGCTGATTATTGGCAAGAACGGAAGCGGCAAGTCTACCCTGTTGGACGCATTGACATTTGCACTATTCGGCAAGGCATATCGCAACATCAATAAGCCTGCATTGGTGAATAGCGTGAACCAGAAGGATTGCGTAGTCGAATTGAAGTTTTCCATTGGCAAGAAAAACTACACGGTTCGTCGTGGATTGAAACCTGCCGTCTTTGACATATCGTGTAATGACATGGCACTTGACAAGAATGCGAGTGCAAAGGATTTCCAGAATCACTTTGAGACATCCATTCTCAAGATGAACTACAAGAGTTTCTGTTCTGTGGTCATTCTCGGTGCGCGTTACGATTCGTTCATGCAGATGACTCCGGCGGATAGGCGCAAGGTGGTAGAGGATGTCTTGGACATTGAGATTTTCTCGGATATGAACGTTTTGCTGAAAGGGAAATTGTCAGAACTCAAGACGGACATCAAGGACACCAACTCGCGTATAGGGCTGGTAGAAGAGAAGAAAACACTCCAAGAATCCAATATCAGCGCATCAAAGAAGGAACGCGAGGACGAATTAAAAAAGAAGCAAATAAGTCTGAGAAAGGCACAAGTGGAGGTCGAGGTAGGGGAGAAAAAACTAAGTGCCTTAGAAGCGAAATGTGAGCTTCTGGAGGCATCCATCAATTCCAAAAAGACCCCATTGGCGGCAAAAAAGAAGCAGGCAGATGAGATATTCAGGGACTTGCAGAAGAACAAGAACAAGGTCAAGAAGGAACTCAAATTCTTTGAAGACAACTCCAATTGCCCTACCTGTGAACAGGACATTGACGAGACATTTCGCGATGGCATGATTTCCACAAAGGGGAGCAAAGAGAAAGAACTACAGGATGCCATCAAATCACTCATGGGAACCATTCGCACAATCGACGAAGACATGGATGCCCTGCACATAATGGAAAAGGAATACGCAGGGCATCGTGATTCGCGCAATGAGATTTCGGCCAGCCTTGCTGCCATGAAGAAATCTCAGGTCACAACCAAACAAGAAATTGAAGACATCGAAGATGCCATTGCAGAAACGGACATGGGAGATAGGGCCCAGGTGCTAAAGGAAATTGAGGGCGAATTGGAAGAATTGGAAATTTCCCAGATGGCATTGAGTGGAACTAAGAAAACCCATGATGTGGCATATGAACTCCTGAAGGATTCCGGCATCAAAGCCAAGATCATTGAGAACTATCTGCCCATCATCAATGCCCAGGTGAATCAACATCTACAGGACTTGGATTTTTTCGTGAAGTTTGAGATAGACGAGACTTTCAATGAAACCATCAAGTCACGACACTTGGACGAATTCACATATGCGTCTTTTTCAGAAGGAGAGAAGGCACGCATTGATTTGGCTCTGCTGTTCACATGGCGAAAGATTGCCGAGTTGAAGAATAGTGTGAATACCAATCTGTTGATATTGGATGAAGTGTTCGATGGGTCATTGGATGCCATTGGTGCCGATGAGGTCATGGGCAAGCTGCTTTTCAAGCAGTCACAGGACACGAACGTTTTTGTGATTTCACATAAGGTGGACTTGATTGACCGCTTTGACAATACGCTGAAGTTTGAGAAGGTTCGCGGTTTCTCGTCGAAGGGATAAATGAATGTCTCTATTGAAATTCATGGAAGACGAAAATGCCCATACAGGATATATCCCTCCGCATGAACGCTTCGACAAGTATGACGGAGACAAGTGTTGGCAGGGGCATATCCGAGATGTCAATCGTGAGCAAGATTTGAAGGATGCCAATCTCACACAAGAAGAAGCCGATGCTCTTCGCACATCTGATTTCGAGTTTGAGTTCATTCCCAAGACGGACAAGGCCAAGTGCAGGCAACTCGTTCAATTCATCGAACGCCATGAGTGGCTGGGCAAAATGCCCACATGGCTCACACATCGCTTTGCATGGTACTTGAATGTTCCAGGGAAACCCCGTGTGTTATCTGGCGTCATCATCATGGCAACTCCGAATGCGTTTTCCAACCTGCTGGGAAAGGAAATGCGAGACAAGGAAAAACTCATTGCGCGTGGTGCCTGCATTTCTTTTGGACCCAAGAACCTGGGATCTCACATCATCATGGAGGCAATTCGATGGATGGTGAAGCACACAGAGTTCAGATTCTTTACTGCCTATTCGGACCCAGATGCAAAGGAATTGGGGACCATATATCAGGCATGTTCATGGGCATATTTGGGGCAGACATCGGGCACAAAGCACCAGTATTTCATTGAGGGAAAAGGATGGAAGGGAGACAAGGCATTTTCAGAGCGATCCAGTTTCGTCCGCTATGCCAAAGAACTGGGATATGAATGGAAACCAGAATGGCGCACTCCCAAGAACAAGGTCAATTGGAGTGCCATTCCAGTCGAAGTTGCCGTCAAATTGAAACAGATGGCCAAAGACAAGAAGGCGCAATGCAAAAAACGCATTGCTGCACCGAAGCATAAGTATGTATATGTGATGGGAAGAGGAAAGAAGGAAACCAAGCGTCTGAGAAAACTGCTCTTGAAGAACAACCCGAAACTGCCCCTTGATTATCCAAAGAATAGAGGGGAGTGATTTGTCTGATTTGTGAGAATTTTTCCTGCATTGTGCAGGCAAAAAAGCAAGAAGGCGAGGCAATGTTGCCTCAAACACGAAAGGAAAGAAATATCATGAAACAAAACAAAAGAATGTCAAGGGGAAAAACTAATTTCCTGACTGACAATAACAACAAAAAACCAGAATTGCCGTTTTTCATGACGGCAGCAACAGCAACGGCACCACCGATCCGAGGTGCAGTTGGTGGTGGTGGTGGTGGTGGTGGTGGAAGCAAAACCGCCGGGCAGACGTTGCCGTCAGGAGTGGTGATTTCCAATCGCTCCTATGACGATCTGTTCAAAGGGCAGGTGAAGACACCAATTGAGGTGGTCTATGGTGTCACCAAGTTTCCGGGAAATCGAAGGACTGACGAAAGAGTTTTGAAGTCGGCCCAACGAGAAAATCTGGAAGAATGGGGCCCAGAGCATTGTCGGGACTTTGTGATATGTACGTTGACAGGATATGACGTATACCATACGGGCAACCTGGACAATCCGATCATTGAAGGCCACCAAGGCGATCAATTTCTTCTTAATGGAAATTGTCGTATTGCGTCCATACGTCTTGGTGTTGTGAAGGAAGTTCCTTCGCATGTATGGGTGGAGTATGTGGAGGTTGCGACTTTTGAGGAAATGCAAAGTTTCTATGAGTCCATTGACAGTTCCCTTGCGACCGAAACAGGCTCTGACATCCTTGGTTCCATGTTTGAAAGGGTAGGGTTTGAGCCAACTTCCAAGAAGTACAATGATTGTTCGTTTGCATATGCCCAGAATTTGGTTGCCTGCATGACCTTTCCTCAACTCTGGGGAAAGAGTGGTCACAAGGGAGGGCAGGGATCGTTTAGGCCACTTCCCGGTGAGCATACCAAAAATGCCTCTGACCGAATAAAGAAGGAGCAGTTTGTGGCATATCAGGCAGAGCATCTTTTCAATGACGAGCAATGCGCCCGGCATGGTGCCCTGACGGATGGTGCAAAGCGTGTGTGCCGTTGGGATGCCATTTCGCAGGCTGCCTCCATGATTAAGTTTCGTGCAGACGGCCATCGAATCACCCCTGTTCATCAGGAGTATTTGGATAGAATTTTTGATCCAAAGACGTTCACTCCTGCTGCAATCGACAGCCCTATTCAGTATGTGATTGCAGAAGCAATGGGTGTCCAAGGATCGCCCTATCATGATGGGTTTGTGGAATTTGTGCATCGGAACAAGTTCAATCATAAGCTCGGAATGAAGCCTTCCGTGATGAAGACGCTCCATTGGCTCGGCAAGATGGAAGAAGATGGGCAGGTAGACAAGGAAAGAAAGAATTTTTCCAAGACTGATCTGTCATACAATAGTGATGGCAACAATGGTCGTATAGAACTTGTGAATAACTTCAAGAAGTATGTGAAGAGGCACAAGGTTGAATTTGAAGTTGATGTGGATTCATTTTCCTATCCGATTCATGGTGCCAATAAGTAGAATATAGAGAGATAGAAAGAAAGAAAGAAGAAGAACCCCCTGTTTTCCTTTTTTTATGGAGAGCAGGGGGTTTTTTGCGGCCTTTTCATCTTCGCGTGCCTCTGAGTTCTTCCATAACACAATTATAGTGTGGTATGAGGTGGGGTAAAGTGGGATAAATTGGGATTTCTCAGGGGTTCTCCAGCGGTCTTAGCTGACAACGCAGAGACGCCGCAGATTTTTTTGTGAGGAACACGCACAGACCCCTCAGAGAAGCCTCAGAGTCCCCCGAGGCGATAGCGTTTTCCAATAGCATATGTGATTCACATATAATTTCTGAGTTTTCTCTGAGTTTCCTTGGCCGAGCCTCCGCCGAGTTGCTCGAAGGCTCGGCGGACTCCTTCTGAACCTCCTCTGATATACTCAAATTCATTATAATTTGCAATTACAAAATGGCCCCCCTCATATCGGCACCTATTCGTAGGGTTCTCTGCTGATGTGAGGGGGGCCTTTTTAATTTATATTGAAATACTCAGAAATGTATCAGAGGGTATCGAGGCACCAGGTCGTCATGCGTGCTGGCCAATATCGTATATATTTCCATATGACATTGAGCATATAATTGAAAATATATTTGAATATTGCCACCTAAGATATATCTGACATTTTTCTGAGGTATCATAGTGTAAAATATAGATAACGTATATACCCCATGACATCGCATAGACATCTCTAAGACATCTCAGAGGAATCTTAGACGTATCACAGTCCTCTTAGAATCAACCTGTGAGGTATTGTGTGTGGGGGCGGCGTGAGGGCATTCTAAGAACCTTCTGATTTCTCTTAGAGGGGTGCAACACCGAAAAGTTTATGAGGGGCCCGGTGGGGGCCAGGGGGCCATTGATGGGCCAACCGGGCCCCCTTTTTTGAGATTGGGGTTT